GATTGAGGACGCACTTGGTGATGTTGGTTGGAAACTCGCACAGATGTGCTTGAAGTTCATGGATGCGGAGACAGTGAATGAGATCACTGGCTTGGATGTTAGTGAGTTTTGGCGTCCTCTCGATAGCTTGCGAGATTTTGCTGCCTTTAGTGTGCAAGTTGTTGGGGGCTCGACGCAGAAACTAACGAGTCAGCAGAAGAAACAGGAAGCTGTGCAGATTGGTCAGGTTATGGCGCAGTATGTACGTGCAGCGCCTGCTAGTGCGTTGAAGGTGTCGCTCAAGATGATGAGTGAGGCGTTCGATGACTTCGTAATTAGTAAAGAGGACTGGGATAGTATCGCTGGTGAAGTGCAGATGATGGCTCAGTCTCAGCAAGGTGGCGCACCTGGACAAGGGCAGCAGGGTGCACCGCCTGGAGGGCCGCCGCCGCCAGATAGTGGTCCTCCGATGCAAGCAGGTGGTGGTGTGCAGATCGCTGCGCAGGTTGTGCAGATATTGCAACAACTGCCACCACCTGTCTTGCAGGCTATAGGTAGTGCGTTGGCGCAAGGTGTGCCACCAGCCGAGATATTCAAACAGATGTTAGCGAGCCAAGGTAGCAATGGTCCGCAGGGAGTAGCAGCATGAGTGGCACAGTAGAAGACAGCATACTTGGTAGCATCCCCGACATCCATGACGGTGTTGATACGGGCACCGATACATCACAAGGTGGTGACACTTCCCCGAGTGGTGAAGGCACCACATCAAGTGCGCCTACGCAGCAGGGTGGTGGACAAACCAGTGCACAGCCTGGACAACAGCAACAACCTGTAAGGCGGCGGCATGATGGACTTGTAGAAGTCCCAAATGCTGAACAACCCAATACGCGTGATCTTGTTGACCCGATCACGGGACGTGTTGTAGCGAAGGGCGGCATTGAGCGTCGTGTGTATGAGGAAGGTCAGCGACACTCGCGTGAGAACAATCAACTGAAGAACCAGTTGTCTCAGGCAACGCGCCAGCTTGCCAGCATCAATGAAGTGACGCAGGAAGCAGTGCGACTGAATGTGTCACCGCAGGATCAGGTTGTTGCCATTCGTATAATGGCTGAGTTCATGCGTGATCCGGTGAAGACACTGGAGTCGCTTGTTTCGGAAGTGAAGAGTAAGGGCTATCCTATTCCGTTCCTGGAACAAGGTGTTACACCGGGCATGGATATGGCTGCTATTCAGCGTATGATCGATAATAAGATGGCACCGATCACGCAACAGCAAGTGCAATCGAGACAACAGCAGGAGCATCAGCAACGCGCGGAGGCAGAGATTAATTCCTTCCTTGAGGATAACCAGGAGGCGAACTCGAACCTTGACGTCCTATCCGAAATGTTGCAGGCTCAGCCTGGATTGTCCCTCCATAGTGCCTACACCAAGATGATCAGGTGGGCACACGAGAACCAACTGGATTGGACACAATCGCTGAAGCAGCAAATTGCGCAACAGCGGCAGCAGCCTACCCCTCAGCAGACGACACAGCAACCAGCACCAACGCGCCCCATACCGGGTCGTGGTGTGCAACCAACACAAGCTACGCCAGTGGGTAACGGCGCAGTTACGCAATACAATGAGAATGCATCCTGGGCTGATATAATCAGGCAGTCGATGCAGGAACATGGTGTCAACTTAAACTGATGAGGTAGGCTATGCCTGTTGGAACAATCATACCTGCTGTAGCAGATGTTCTGCACAGCACACTGACGAAGAGCCGACGCAAGTTGGTGATGGCTTCGATCAAGTCGAACGCACTGATGGCGTGGGTGTTTGCGAATGACCGTGTGGAGTATGAGGATGGCGGATACAATATCACCAACCCTCTTACAATCGGCCGCAATCCTAACATTACGTCGTATAGCTACTACACGCCCTTGCCAGTCAACCAGACCGATGAGTTCGACACGGTTGAATATGGCTACTCACGTGTTGCGGGTAGCGTCATCATCTCCGACCAGGAGCAGGATGAGAACAACGGAGCCGCAGCCATCTTCAAGCTGATGAAGGAGAAGATGAATGTCCTTGAAGAGAGCATCAAGGACAAGTTCTCTCAGTACCTTTATGCTGTTGGCGGTGGCACTGATCCTCTTGGGCTTGGTTCTCTTATTCCAACGAACCCACTTGTTGGGACACTCGGTGGTATCAACCGTGCTACGCAACCACAGTGGCGCACCTCTGCCTACGTGTTCGCCGGTGGTATGGACTCAACGAACATTGAGGAAGTGTTCGATGATGTGCTGATGGACCTTACCCTCAAGGGTGATAGGCCCAGTGTTATTCTGGCTGGCCGCAACATCTACAGGATGTATCGTCAAGCGGTGCGTGACAAAATGACCATTCCGCTGAGTGAAGGCAAAGCAGGTAAGCGCATGTTCGACCTCGGGTTTGAGGGTTGCATGCACAACGGCATACCGATGATGTATGACGAGGACTGTCCTGTTAACTTCGCCTACTTCATCAATGACACCTATCTGCGCTTGCACATGTTGCGTGGTGTGAACATGAAGGTGAAGGAACTGGTAGCACCGTGGAATGTTGATGCTGTTGGGAGCCGTGTTGTGTGGCAAGGCCAGTGGTGTCTATGGCGGGCATTCCGCACACATGCAGTTCTCACCAACTGATGGAGAGCAAGATGCCTGAAGCAAAGAATGCTGCCAAGGACAAGGCTATCGCAGAGGCCAAAGCCAACCAGAAGAAGGCTGTTGAAGGACGCACCACTGCTGAAGAGAGTGTTGAGCCTATGGTAGAGGGCTACGACGAGACGCTACCTGGGCAAGAGGAGATTGTTGCTGGTACGCCAGAGCATGTAGCAGTGCTCAATGCATATCCCAATGCAACGAGTTATGGTCCTGATGTGAATGTGATTGTTCCGCCTGAGCCACCTCCACCTGATCCACCAAGCACACTGAGTGGTGCGGCAGCAACAGTGCACCATGATACGAGAGCAGACACCAAAGCTGGTTCACGATCCAGCAAGGAAGCGTAGACATGCCCCAATCTGGTCTGGACTTCAAACCTGCGTTCCAGGTTGAGAAGATCAGTGGTAAATTCTGGCGCATGGTCATGCACATTGAAGAAGATGTGCGTAAGGTTGGACCTTTGGGTAATAAGGAAGTGATCACACGCAAGCTCGTTCCGAAGAAGGAAGAGTTTGAGGATGGTTACATGATCTACTTCCCACAGGGCCATAGCATGTTCGTCGCTGCTGATGATGAAGAGCAGTTGCGTAGGATCGGAGTACTGGAACAACCGCGCTTGGTGGATATGAACTCTGGTGAAGAGGTGCCTGCTGATATCGCACTGACACCAAAGGAGATCGTGGAGCGTTCGCAGAATAACAGACCACGTGCGCGTAGTACTGGTGGTCTTGCAACACTCAGTGGACAGGAGATTGAGTAATGCCCAACTTGATGGCTACACCGACGAACTTCCCGCGTCGGATCAACACGTATTGCCCCTCGATGGCATACAGTGCGGATGTGAACTACAATGGCGAGACACGTGTCAACTTTGGTGCACCGCTGGCTGCTGTGACTACCAGCATCCTCAATGCTGGCAGCATGACAGGCATCACATCGATTGACCTGAGCGGTGTCGCTGCTATTCCTGATGCATGGGGACGTTGTATCCAGATCGCAGCGAGTGGTGCGAACGCAACCGTGGTTACCATCCTTGGTTGGGATTATCTGGGTCAGCCTATTGCTGAAGCACTTACGCTGAATGGCGCAACACCAGTGATTGGGAACAAGGCGTTCAAGTCGTTTGCTTCTGCCATCATTACGGCTGCGGCAACGACACTCAGCATCGGCACGAGTGTTAAGTTGGGTTTGCCGTATAAGGCGATCAGGTGCGTATACGAGATAGGCAACGGTGTGGTTGCTGCTGCTGGCACGTTGGTTGGTCCTAGTCTGGTTGACCCACAGACGAACGCGACAAACGATCCACGCGGTGTGTATACGACCACGACCACGATGAATGGTACGAATATCATCAGTGCCGCATTCAACATGGTGAATGATGTGAACACCAGCAACAATGGTGGTTTGCACGGGCTTCGGCAAGCAGCGGCTTAGTTTCCCCCCATGCTTGTTGAGTGAGAGACGACGCATTGAGGCCCGCCTCCTCAGTGCGTCGTCAATCATGTAGGAGAACGATATGCCTGTGACTGTATCGAGCATTGTGAATGCGGTGATCAATGAATTGTCACAGGTTCCTGGCGTGGCTACGCAGATATACGCAAGCGGACGCATTCTGCAACATGTGCAGGATGCATTCCAGATGGAGTTTGATGACTTCTTCTGGCCCAATTACCTTGCGTATGTAGAAGTGCCTCTGGATGGTAGCACAGGCATGTTGACTGCGGACGTTATTGGTCCGCTTGGTCCGATCAGCGATTATGCTGACATACAGACTGTGTGGCCTGGAGGATCGAACAAGAAAGTTATGGAGTTACCACAGTCGATCAACCCGTTCACGATCACTGGTGGCACACGAGCAATGTATATGGTGCCCAGTTATAGCACCCCCAACAGACCAATTAGGGTCTTTCCACAGAGTAGTGCTGGTAGCGTTGTGATCCTTGGTTTGCAGCGTCCTGTGATGCCCTTTGCCATGACCGATCAGTTATACCTGGATGGGTTGTTGCTGCAATATGATGCATGCTGGATGTACTGTGTTGATGATGGAACGATCCCCGCACAGGTGAACAAGTTCCAGGTGTTGGCACAGAAGCGCAGAACCATGATGAAGAGTGCACTGGCACAAAACCCGTTGCCGCTTGATCCGCGCTCTCGTTACAACGATCAGGAGTTCATGGGCACTGGTGATGATAGTTTCTTTGTTCTGGATCAGGACCCACTGGCATGAATGACACTGTGTTCTACAGAGGTGAGAACCCACTGCGTGCTGATAAGCTGAATACGGCACTCAGTGAGCGTGTTGCGCGTAGTGGCGATAGTATGCAAGGACGGCTAAACCTTATTGCTGATCCTGTCGCACCACTTGAAGCTGCTACGAAACAGTATGTTGATCGGTTCACATCCATGGGTGTGCCGACCGGTGCGTATATCGGTGCTGCACCACCAGGGAATGTGCTTGGTCCGTTGTGGTGGGATAATGTAAGCGGACAGCTATTCATACAATATAATGATGGCAGCAGCACGCAGTGGGTGTCCGCGAACAGCATCGACGCGAGCACGCTGGAGGGGAGTTTTTTGCCAATTACGGGCGGGACGATGCAAGGTCCGCTCAACTACACGGCGACCGGTGGAACGGTTGCGCGTTCAGCGCAGGATCGCGCGGCCGACCTCGCCAATGCGCTGGATTACGGCGCTGATCCAACCGGTGTCGCGGACAGCAGCGCGGCGATCAACGCGGCGGCGGCGGTCGTGGGACCGAACGGACGGCATAAGACAGTTTACCTCCCGACCGGCACTTATCGCGTCAATCATCAGATCAACCTGACCGCGAGCCAGGGCCTCGTCGGTGACACGCGCGGCTCATCAATCCTTTATGTGGATCAGGCGTTTTCACCGACTGATACGTCGGTGATCCTGGTCAGGGCGGCGTTTCGGGACGCGGGACCGGTGTTACGGGACTTCGGTATCACGTTCGCGCAACCGCAGGATCAGACCTCGCGTGCTAACTTCAAAACACTGGCCGCTGGCGGAACATCCGGCCCTGGCGGAACCGGTGTCAGGTATCCGTGGGCAATCGCCGCCGGAGATGACAGCTTCCGCACACAGATCATGCGTGTTCGTATTGGCGGCGCGTGGGATGGTATCACCAGCAATGGTCACAATGCCGTATTCTGGCTCGAAGATATCGAGATGGGCGCGCTCGATTGTGGTGTGTCACTCGGCGAAGGCGCGAGTGGCGGTATCCTCGATTTCTGTCACATCAGCGGTTTTCACTTCTGGGCGTTCGATATCAGCGGGGCGCTGCTCAATAGCGTGTTTTATGATGGTCAGACGACGGCATTGCGTGTCGGTCGCGTGGATGGTCTCGACATCAGGGATTTCTCATCGTTCTGCGGGCGTCTGATCGTTACGCCAGAGAGCGCGGGCAACACGTCCATACATATCGTCAACTGCCAGATGGATACGGATCAGGCCACGATTGAGATAAACGGCGCGATGTCGCATATGCACATCACCAACATCCTCGGAACGGCCAACACCAACAGGCCACGCCCGTTCATTTCCGTGAACGCCACTTGCCGCCTGCACATCAGTAATTATTACTCACACTCGTCGTCTAACTTTCCTGAGTTCCTGCTGACCGACTTCGGCGCTGATGTGACGCTCGATAACTTCAACGCTATCTTTTATCCCAACAATATCCGCTGGGCGGAGGTCCAGCGCGGTGTATTGCGGATCGTGAACGGCGGTTTGTTGCTCGCGGGACCGCGTACGGTCTCCGCGATAGCCGAAACAGTGAATGGCAATCTGATCATTGATAACGTGGCGGTCACGGCGACAACCCAGTCGGGTCCATTGATTTCCGTCACGTCCGTGGGCGCCTGGACAATGATTGGTTGTCTTCAGTTGCAAGCCGGTCATGCCTGGACGTTCGCGTTACCCGCCGGTCTGACCCAGACATTTTATAGTCCCGCCGTGACGCTCTCCGGTGTGGTCACGGCGGGTGCGGTGTTTTCCAATGGTGCCGTGCAAGCGGGTACGCCCGGTAGTCCGGGCACCGTCGCCATTGGTGGCGCGGCGGGCGAACAAAAAGCGTTACACTTCCTGCGCGGGGCCAACAATGGATGGAGTTGGATGGCGCAGGGTGCCGCTGACGACCTTAACCTCGCGCGGTGGAACGACAGCGGTGTGTTCCAGGGTAACGCGATCAGTATCGCCCGCTCAACCGGCGTGCTCACGTTTGGTGGTGGGGTGGTATTCACGGGTGCGCTGGGTGCTTCCGTTACTGATCTCAGTAAACACATTCAACTCTACCAAGGTTCGGACGTTGGTTTCAGCGTGACGCCGTCGAGGATCAACTATGTTGTGTCAGTGAACGCGGCACATGCGTTTGTCGTTGGCGGGAACGACCAGTTCAGTGTGTCCAATCTCGCGATCATGATGCAACAGGTGCGAGGTATGGCGAGCTACGCAAATGACGGCGCGGCGGCGACCGGTGGTGTCGCGGTAGGTCAACTCTACCGGAACGGTAGCGCCGTCATGGTCAGGGTGGCTTAAAATGAGCGGCTTCAACGACCAGACCATTCCCGTCGCCTTCCCCCGCCAACAGTGGGAACACATCCTCACGATGCTGGCGCGCAATCCCTTCAACGAGGTGGCGCCGCTGATCACCGACATTCAACGCCAGTGCCAGATGCATGAGATGCGGCAACGCGCGAACCCGCCGCGACTGGCGCCGGAGGACTACGGGCCGATGTCCGAGAAGGCGGATGATCCACAGCCGATGGTGCCGCGCGTCGTGATGAAGGAGGCTTAGCCGTGCCTTTGGATTTCCCAAACAGTCCTACGGATGGCCAGATATTCAACGCCGCTGGTGTAAGTTGGATGTGGGATGGTGTGAAATGGACAAGCGTGTTGAGCACGGGTGGACCATTTTTGCCATTGGCTGGCGGCGACATGACCGGTCCGCTCAACTATGTGGCGACAGGCGGAACGGTGTCGCGTTCCGCGCAGGATCGCGCGAATGATCACGGTTTTTCAGTTCTCGACGCGGGCGCGAAGGGTGACTGGAACTGGTCGACCATGACCGGCACCAATGACCGGGCGATTATCCAGGCGTTGTTCGATAATCCACCGGCTGGAGGAAGAATAACATTTCCGGCTGGGCGGCAGTTCTATGTCGGCACCGGTTTGATTGTGCCAAACACCGTGCGGCTTTACCTCGCGGGACAAGATGCCACGGCTGCGTTACCGCCTGTCTCGTCCGGTCTGGTTTGCGATCCGAACCAAAATTGTCTCACGATCAACGGCTCGAACGGTTGCGTGGTGGAGAACCTCACCTGTTCGTCCAGGGCTACGACGCAACCGACATCCGGTGCTGGGATACTGATCAGTGGTGGATCGTTCATTACCTTGTTCCGTACGTTTTGTTACAACAACTACGAGTCGTATCGGTTTGACAGCACAGCCAACCCAGGCGGTATCGCCGGTTACATGATCGAGCCGTTTTCGGCTAAAATCGTGCGCGCGCACGTCGTGCAAAAGACCTGGGCGGAGTTATACATATCCGGTGGTGGACGGCTCGGTGTTGGTCCCGATTGGACAAAGGCGCAGGCGCATATTTCGATCGAGGGCGGCAGCACGACCAATCCCGCGTCGGGGCCAAACAGTCTGTATGTTTCGGGCGTGCAAATGCAATCGGGAGACCCATCTGGGGATGGTCCCATCAGTTTCATCCAGATTGTTAATCGCACGCCTGGGGCGCTTCAACACGGCATCGAGGCCATCGGCATCCATAATCTGGTGATGGAAGCCGGGCGTATGGATAACATCTTCTATTCCGATGGCACATGGGATTACCTGCAACGCTTTAGTTTCACTGGTGTCTATCTCAACGCGCCCGATGCCGAGTTCTGGAACTGTGGCCCGAACATGGGGATATTCGCCGGAGCATTGGTTGGTAATCAGGTGATGTATCTGAAGTCCATGACGTTCAACCAAACAAATCCGATTGATCTGCAAATGTCGGGACAGCAACTCACCGGCAACGTGTCGCTGACGGCGGGGCACCCGGATAGCACCGTCTCGATGATCGGGATGGAAATCATCGGCAACGTGACGCTCGCTGGCTCGTGGCGGGGCCTGACCGTCGCGGGCGGTTGCATACTGGGAACATTGACCAACACCGCGACCGGTAACGTCAACATTACCGTGCCTAACCAGAATAACAGCATGAGCGGTTCTCTTGCTGTCGGTGGTACTTCCGCGCTCACGGGACCGGCCACGTTCAGCAATGGCGCATCATTCGGCGCGGTTCTGGCCTCGCCCGCGACGAGCCTGAGTAAACACATCGCATTGTTTGGTGCGGATTATGGCTTCAACATCGGATCGGGCGCGGTTCAGGCGATTAACGCCGGAGCTATTTCCGGTAACTTCAACAGTGGATGGAACGGCGCTGTTGGCGCGGTGACACCAGCAGCTGGCTCATTTACCACGGTCAACGCCAGTGGCACTACCGCTGTTCTCGGGGTGGCATCGTTTGGCGCGGGTATCGTTTGTGGTCCAACCGTGGGTGCTTCGATCACCGATCTGTCGAAGCAAATTTGTCTCTACTCCGGCGCGCCCTATGGTTTTGGTGTTACCGCCGCGAGGATCAACTACAACGTGCCCGGTTCATCCACGCATGCGTTCGTTGTTGGTGGCGTGGACGCGGCGTCCGTCAACAGCGGGGGTGTCATCAGTAATGGTCTGGTGCAGATCGGTGGCACCTCTGGACCGAACTGGAGCCAAGGTAGCGCCGCGCCTGCTTTCACCGCGCCGGTAGGTTCGCTCTACTCACGCGTCGGTGGCGCTGTTGGCGCGACACTCTACGTTAGTCGGGGCGGCGGCACATGGGCCGCCGTGGCGGGAGTGTGACATGACTCCCGCTGACCGCATCCCCGTGATCGCCAGATGAATGTCCATCTGGCTCAAAGCCCTCGCCACGCTGGCATAGGAATACATAATGTATCTCGCTAAGACCAGTGCAAACCTAAACCCACGTGGTGAACAACCGCAGAGCAATCTGCAAGTCAGCACGGTGCGGAGCTTTGAGGGTGGCCTGAATGTCACCGACACTGACCTTAACATGTCACCCAAGTATGCGAAGGTGTTGGACAACATCGAACGCAACATCGATGGCTCACTGGCAGTGCGTCCCGGCACGACATTCATTGCGGAGTTGGTGGATACCAGTGACATAGTGAACTGCTACTACTTCAACAACATGGTGATCACTGTGCAAACCAGTGGTGCCATGTACAAGGTAGCTGGCGATGGCACTGCCACAGCGTTGTTGATTGGTGCTGCTAACCCATGGCCAGCAGGTATCACTGAAGTCAACTTCACCATCTTCAACTCAGACCTGATCATTGTGAATGGACGTGATAAGCCACTGATTATCAGTGGTGACCCAACCAATGTGAACTACATGCAGGTGCAGTTTCTGGTTGATCTCGGTTCGATCTCGAATGTGAATACGCCCGTAGGCAAGTTCGTGGTTGCACACTCACAGTATACATGCATCGCAGGGGTAGCTGCACAACCAAGTACACTGTATATCAGTGCAGTCGGGACCAGTGGCACATGGAGGACAGAGACAGGGTTTGATCCTCTTCCGAACGATGCTGTTGCCCTTGATCTTGGTCCTCGTGTATCTCTTGGCTCTGCAACTATCACGGGCATGGTAGCATACCGTGATAAGTTACTGATCACGTTTGAGCGTGGAGTGTTACCACTCAATCTGGGTGTGTATGCGCCAGCGATAG